ATATTTTTTCCATATTTCCGTAATGCTTTATGAAAATAAAATTTATGTTTATTTCTATTGGCCTCACTAATATGAGTACTTTTTCTTATATTGAATTTACCTAAAGTCTGTCCAATATACACTTTACCATTTATTTGATTTGTTGCTCTATAAATTATCATTTATGTATCTCTTCCAAAACCGTTTAACCAAACATCACCGCTAAGATAAAAATCTGTTCCGTCGTCTTCATATAAACCATTCAACCATTGAGTTCTAACCTCTACAAGTATGCACCAACTATGTTCAGGTTTGTATTTAAGTATTAATTGTATCATAGCCTGACGTTGCCCGTCTGGGACATTTATATATTCTATATCAATTATATTACCATATTCATCTCTTGTAACCGATCCGCCTATAAAAAAGAACAAAGGCCAATACCCTGAGTCATCAGGTATGGAATATATCGTATTATCAAATATATAATTTACTATTAATTCGCCTTCTAATGCATATTCCGGATCGTAGTATAAATTAGGATCAATAGGCGGTGAATTCGGAATTACAATAACATCAAAACCTGCTTCCTGAAGTTTATCTTGTAATTGATCATAAGCGCCATTTGTACTGCGATTAAACATAAATCCTTTTAAAGCCTGCCGTCTCTGTAATTCACTTGATCCCATTGCGTAAATTAATCCATAATCTCTTTCAAGATCGGACAAGATGGATGTTTTCATGGGATTTCTTAAATCCGCAAGATCGGAAAGATCATCTTCGGCTAGTTGTGAATTTATAGCGATCCCGTCCATAAGTTTATCATAATCATCATCCTGCGCAGGTTCCCAGAAAGAACCATTCGGCCATAAAGCATCTAAAACTTTTCTAGACATATTCAGGTTCATCCCCAAGTTTAGTTAATTCATTATTTGATAATTCGTATTCTGTTTCTTCTACGTAATATTCACCGTCATAAACTTCAAAAGTAATATCAGTCGCGGAAGCTCCATATGTTTTTAAAACATCCTGAACTATTTCAGATATTGCTACCTTTGTAATAATATCGCGTCTTTCCTGTATTAAATCTATCGCCGCGATAAAAGGTTTTAAAGTCAAAAAATATGCAGTTAAGTTATCTTCTATATCAGTTTTACAATCTTCTTCGGAATCTTCCGGACAATCAAAATTATAAATTACCACATGAATTGGAGTTCTTATAATAGATTCAATCCAAAGATTCTCATTAGTAAGACCTAATACAAACCTTGACTCTCCCGTATCTGGGTCAGTTCCTAACGCTGTTCTTACGGCTGTCAATAAAATCGTAGGCGCAATTCCATCAGAATCAATATCTGTTGTTGCTTCTACGTATATAGTACGATCTCCTGGATAAGAATATTCTTCTTCCGGCTGTCCTGACCATGGGAAGATTGTTTTAACCCCTGTTACTGCTTCACCCCATATTTTATGATCTGCCGCATTTCCGCCGCCTGTAATTGCACGTTGCGCGAATAAAACTCTAGGACGGTAATTCGTATCAGTTTCCCTGTCTACTCCCAAGGTATCGATTGCCGTAACTTCTGCCTGAGTTTGCGAACCTGCAATTTGAGACGATATTGATAAAGTATTTCCTATGTCTAGATTGCCGTCAGACCCGGTTTCCGTGCATCTTAAATCAAGCTCTGCTGCCCCGCCACTAGCAGTAACTTCCGATTGATTTTTATATCTTAGTCCGTTTAAATCACCTACAAATTCCCATCCAACCGGGAAAATAGTACCATTCGATGCACCAATTTCAACAGTAACTATCGCAGCTACGGCTAATTTTCTAGGCGTATAATTATCATTACCTATACGATCAAGACCGTCTTCCGTTGCGGTTAAAGCTAAGTTTTGCTTTACTCTATCCGCCGCGTATTTATATAGCCCTGCATCCTGCCCGGCCTCCGCTCCTGCTAATACTCTTAAAAAAGCCTTATCATTAAGGGGAGAAGTTTGTCCGAGCTGTCCTTCAAATGTAGACAAATAATCATCATAAAGTTCTTGTGTTGTTTTTATTCTGTAACTCATGCCATCCTCTCATGTGCAGGATTCAAACTTTGATTTATCCAATTAATACCATTGTTTAAAAATAATAATTCCTGTGCATCCTGCCCCGGCGGTTTAATTTTTATATAAGTATTGATATGATTTAAATCAGGATTATTAACTATTATATCGATTTGACTCGCTAGTCTGGTATCTAACATTGTTTTTAAAGCATCATTTGCGTCATTTCTTACATCATTTAAGGTATCAACATCTATAATAACTCTTTGTTTTTCATAATTTGATCCTATTTTTTTATTTACATCCCTTATTAACGTATTTCCCCACCAGCCCGGTTTTGTAAAAAGGGATATCTGTACTGCATTCTCGATGCCCTGATCCATAACAGGCTGACCGTCTGTAAATTTCATTTTTGCGCCGTTTTCAGTTATTTTAACCGCAGGATCACCCTGGAATACACTCATGGCAATTTTACCTTTTCAACTTTTGATCCACTCATATCCGCAGTTGATGATGTTCCCGGAGTTGCTGTGGCGCTTGTAACGCTAGCCCCGATAGGAGTATCAACATAAGGATGAGTATGAGCATTAAAAACACTTATAAAATTATTAAAATCAGTTTTTAATTTATCAAATGCTGTTTTTAAATCTGTATAAGCAACCGCAAAATCGGTTCCTTCATTCATTATAATTTCAGAATTTTTATTCAATTTAATTCTTGCAAGTTTGCTCGTAATCGGCGAATCAGTGCTATAAAATTCTTTCTCTCCTGCTTCCGTTTCAGGTTCAAGATCGTCCGTACTTGCAATTGCCGCAAGAAACGCCCCGGCGTTTAATATTAAAACTCTACTCCCCTCTCCCGGATAAGTGTCTTCCCCGGCTTGTGAAATTAGCTCTGCTGTCCTTACGTCTTCAGGAATAAGTTCTACCTGAAGCAACAAACGATTTTTATTGCCATCCCTGTTTAATCCAATTTCCGCACCTTTAATTATCCCTACCATGGTTCTTCTATATCTCCTATTTGATACATCGATGGAGGTTTAAGTTGTAATATAGAGGTCGTTCCGTTTACTTCATAATTAAACTCCACTTGTGAAATTAAAAAAGTGAATCCATTTTCGGATATAACAGGATTATCAATAGTAATTGTGGTATTAGGCTGGAATAATTCATTATTTGCCGCATACCATGAATTCACGGGAAATGATATCTGCAAAGCCTCTGCCGCTGTCTTATTCCGTTTCCATTCCGCCGCATTTAATCCTTCGCCGGGCAAACTTTCATTGGCACTAGTTGTTAAAAATCTTGTCAAAGGAATTGACGAATCTATCGCTTGATGTTTCACTTTGGTTCTGTTGGATTGCGAAGATGATAAAATAACTTCATATTGATAAAATCTTTTTCTTCCGTCAAATTCAAATTCATAATTTTCAGCATAAGGATTTTCTACTTGCAAAGTTCCAACTGGCTGACTATCAACATTAGGTTTTACGATCAATAATTGACCATATTCCGTACATGATAATAACAATCCGCGCTGCGCCGCGAATTTCGCAAGACTGACAAAACATTTTTCAGTTTGTTCAACTGTTATTCTGCTAAATTTGCCCCCTTTACTTACTCCGTTATCAAGCGCAACTGTAATGTCAAAATTATTTGCCTGGTTAACACACAAGTCATAAATATCAATATTATTTTGTTCATAAGGCGGTCGCCATACACTGTCAATCATGTCGGCTATTTTAGTATAAATTTTAAGCTCTCTTGATATTCCGTCAATCCCCATTCTGGATTTAACATAATATAATATTCCGGTCATTTGAAGATAGCCGCCGATGTAAATTCTTGCTTCACTGTAAGATTTCGGCGCGGTTATAGAATCAATCTCTGAATCTAATCCCGGTTGCCATGGCATTACACATGTAAATGCATCCGCCCCGGTATCCATTGTTCTTAATAGTTTACCGCTGGAAATTATAATTTCTCTATTCTCTATAACTAAAGTTAATTCATCAAATTTTTTACCTGCAATGAAATCAGACATATATTACCACCTCCTTTCCAATTGGAAGTAATAAAATTTCATTTCCTGTTAATTCGTTAGATTCAAGGAACAGGTCATAATTTTCATCGTTTAATCCTAAACTGCCGTACTCTGTGACTGTAATTTCTAACGGTGATCTAGAATTTTTAAGTATAATTTTTTTCTCTACTTTTAAATCAAAGAACTGTTGTATAAGAAATCTAAAACATAATGTATATAAATTAATCAATGTTGTATAAGTTTGTGTATTAGAATAATACTGTTGATCTATCCTGAGTCCGCTAAAATTATCCTGAATTTCTTCAACGGTGGCAATGGAATTATTAAGTATAGTCGTTAAATTTTCTATCGCGCTTATAACTTCCGATCTGCTGTTAAACTCGCTAGTTGCGATTATTTCTGCGACTGCTAAAAGAGATAACGTCACGCCGAATTCAAGTCCGACAATTGTATTATAATCTTCATCCGTTATAGTATCCGGTACAAATTCAAATATAGTTTCCGATAATCTTTCATAGTATGAATAACGTGTCGAAAAATCATTTGAAACCTCTGTCGGTATTGTCGCCATATTCGTTTGAGATTCCGCGATATCGTCTGTATCATCACCAATTCCGTAATTAGCTAATGCTGAATTAAATGCGGCTTTTGCATCCTGATAACTTTCATACAATAACGCGTTAGTTGCAGTAAGTTCCTGTATAATACTATTCATCGCGCCGCCAATTCTATTAAGTATTGTTATTGTAGCATTTATTAACGCATAAGATTCAGCTCTGACCTGTTTAAGGATTGCCGCGCAATCTTCAATCAAAATTAAAGCAGTTGATAAAATAGACGATGCCAATTCATCAGGACTTATGAGTCTTTCAACATTAGCCGGTTCGATCCATTCTGTTTGAAATTCAGTTACATTTTCATCTACCGTATCAATATTTTCAGTAAATCTAACGGGTTGAAGTATTAACGCACCTTCAACCGGATGCACTACTTCCCATTGACCGCGTTCCTTTAATGCCTGCTGAAATCTATTAGCGAAAAAATGATGAAACATACCGTCAAAATAAATCGTAAGAGGATATAAAGTTGATTTAATTCCCATATCTTGTACTATATCACCATCAAATTTAGGAATTGAAAATATACCTAATTTTTTTTCAGAGGTTCTAGAATCTTTTCTCCATTTAGCATTAAAAACATTTCCATCAGGTGATTTTAATTCAATTTCATCTTTAACTTCATTAGCCCAACTCATTAATAAGCTCCTAATAATTCCAAAAGTATCGCAGGGGCACCCCTGGTTTTACCTTCTGTTTTTGTTCCATCAGGCGCGCCCGCGATATCTATCCTGCCTTGAAAATCAATCTTCCGTGCTTTTAATTCTGTCTCATTCGGAGCTTTTCTGCGATCTATAACGGTAGTTGCCTGTGTTGTTTGTGTTACGTTTTTATTAAAATTACTTATCTTGCTAATTGTATTATTTATTACATCCGCGGATCGTTCTACTGATTTTTCCTGAGATTCTATTATAGCTTTTTGTCCTTTCATGCTTTCGGGTAAATATTGTTTTATGAAATCAGGTACACCTTTAATCCCGCCTTTCATTATTTTTTGAAATTTCTTGTCAGCTTCAACTGCCTTAACCATACTTTTTGCAGTATCGAGCTCCATCTTTTTAAATGTCTTTTCGGACACTTTACCAATTGATTTTAACACACCATATATCGATAATTTTAATTGATTAAACCTAGCTATTATAGATAATATTTTTCTATCAAAATCAGCGGTAACAGCATCCCAGTTTTTATATAATAACCATATAGCCCCGATTAAAGCCATTACCGCGCCTATTATCAAACCGATAGGATTAGCATTTAATGCCGCGTTTAATAACCACTGCGCTGCTGTCCATGCCTTAGTTGTAGTAACTGCTTTTAAAATAGCACCACGCATCATTATTATATATTTTACCCATCCTATTGCTATCATTATCTTTTGATATGCGATTATACTAGATATAACTGTAGCAATCCCGGCAGCAATTATAATAAATGCTTTTCCGGTTTTATTCATTTTATTCCAATTTTTATATAAATACATTATTAATCCGATTAATGATCCAATAGCAATTATAAGTACTTTAAATTTGGATAGTCCCATTATAGATTGAAATACTTTTTGTGCTTTAGCTGCTATTATTATATATTTGCTATATAAAATATATGCAGAAACTAAAGTTATTATTATCGGGGCAAAAGGACGTAAAATTTTTAATACTTGAAAAGTTATCTTAAAAAAAGATATTAAATTACTTACAATATTTTTTAATCCATTCCCTATTTTTTCAGCATCAACTTTTGACATAATTTCATTAAGTTTTGCATATCCCTGTGTCAAAATTGGCAATACTTTTGACATTGCCGTAGCTGCCGTTTGCTGGATCATTGTTTGAAATACTCGTTTTTGATTTGCATAACTCGTTTCAAGAGTTTTAGCAAAATCACCTTGCGCATCTTTTGACTTTGCCAATAAATAATTATAACGTAATGTCACTTTTTCAGCTTGAGTCATTGCTTTATATTGTTTTGTTATCCCCTGAGTTAATGCGAATGCTTCTAGATTAGCAACATTCATATTGATACCGATTTGTTTCAATGGTTCAGTTTCACCGGAAATTCCAGCTCTTATTTTTTGAAAAGCCTGTTCATGAGGGAGGTTATAAAAAGATGCAAAATCACCGGTTAAACCTGCTAAATTCTTTGACATCGTTGTCATAGTCTGACCGGATAAACCGGAACTTTTAATCATTGCACCTATTGTTCCGGTATATTGTTTAGCTTGTAATTCCGATATTCCAAAATCTCTTATTGCAGTTTTTGAAAATTTATTTACATCTTCTGACATTCCACCGAAAGTAGTATCAACCACGTTTTGAACTTCGACTAGATCAGATGCAAGATCAACAGCACCTTTCCCAAATTCCCATATCGCACGTGCGCCACGCATTAATATATTCGCTTTTATAATACTCCCTGCAATACCTGATATCTTTCCTCTTAATAATGTACTTGATTTAGATGCTCGATTGAATGCATCTGACGCAGTATTGCCAAAATTTTTTGTATCACGTCCCATTGTTCTCACAACAGGACTATATTGATTTGTTGCTTTAAATGCTGTCGTAACTGCAAAATCAGGCATTATTTGCCTCGTTAATTATTTTTTGTTCTTCTTTTACCATGATTTCATGCCACGTGTTCCATTCTCTTAATTCGGCATAGCGTAATTTTTTTATTTCCGATATGGGTTGTTTACGATAAAATAAATTACCCATCCACTGCCACACTATACCTATACGGCTAAAAAAAGTAATCCTAATACTTCAGCAAGACTTAAATCAACGCCTTTCATGTTCTTAATTGCAGTTTCTCCATTACCTGATAACGAACCTAATAAAGCGTAAGCCCTTCTGTAGTAAGCCTCTGCCGGGTGTCCATCCATTGCGGCCTTTGCGTTCCCGTCAATTTCCCGATATTCTATTGTTTCGCCTTTTTTAGTCGTTTGAATAATCTTTATTCCATTTTCGATTTTAACTTGTAAACGCCCTTTCCTGATTGCTCTTATCGCCCTGTCATAACCCTGCTGAATTCCTTTTCGTAAATTTTCGTCTTCAATTTCATCAATTTCAATCTCATAATAATCTGTCATCTTTTTAAGTTCGTTCTTAGCTGAATCGACACTTAATTTATACTTTTCTTCCTTGACTAATGGTTGTTGTTCTGACATAAAATCTCCTTAAATTTCTAATATATTTCTTGGCGGAGGTTTCTCCGTTTGGTTCATGTAAAATGTAATTTTAACTTTTTCAAGTTTTTCTAATTTTGAAGCTATACCGTAAGACATGTATCTTATTTGTCCTGGTTTGATCCAATCACTTCTTTTCCCGGTCATGTGCTTTCTCAATCCTAGTACCGCAACTTTTGTATCAGGCGGAAGATCAGGTTTCTGAACTCTTTTTGCGCCTTTGTCAAGTTTAAGTCCATGCCCTTTACCTTCCTGTGCTTCGCATATTAAAAGTTTTTCAATCCAGTTTATTGGTAGTATCTTCGTTAATTGCTTTGAATAATTATGATCACCGCCCTTATTGCCCCACCATTTGGCTTTTAATCTATGATCCGTATGAAGAAAAAAACATTCTGTTTGATAAGATTTTTGACTTCCCCAATGACGAGGAAAAATAACATTATTCCAGCGTTTAACCTTTGCTATATTTATATGATCTTTCTTTGATTTATTGACTAATTTTTCAATTACATCCGGCGAAGAATATTTATCATCGTCGTCGATAAAATGATACCAGCCCTTTTCCTCCGGAATAGCCCTCAGAAGCCTGTTATTATAAAGATTATAAGTACCATTTCCATATTCTAATCCGTATGCCTGTCCCTGAATGATTATATCCCCAGTAACATACTTATCCCTTGGATCGTCACTATGAACAATTGTTATAATATTTTTATATGTCTGCTGTTTAATAGATTCCATCAGGCAGGAAAAAAATTTCGGCCTGCCTGATGTCCTTATAAGTATGTATACTGGTTCTAAGCCAGTACCGGAGTCCATGCGTTTTTCGACTTTGAAGGAATTACAGTAAGCGTTGATCTACCTTCTTCGGATTCATAATTTTCAAAATTTATTCTGCAGGTTGTTCTGTATGTTGATCCGTCTGCAAGTTCAACCGCTACCGTTACATCCGATAATGACTCAGATACACTATTAAGTGTTTCCATTTCTTCGGGAGAAGTCATTAAAACTACCGATTCTTGAGTTTGTACTCTGCGTGTATATTTCATTATCGTTTTACCGGATGTCGGTATTCCTTCAATCGTAAACCCTGACCTGTTGAAGGTTATATTAATATCAGCAGGCACATCATAATTTACTCCATTTATTACAACTCTATTAACTGTTCCGGTGTTATTACCCATTATTCACCTCCTAATAAAATAGCTATACTTGTATCCATACCGATTAAAGTATTAAATATACCGCCTTCGCCGGATGGAATTAACGGACAATAAATATCAAAACCGGTAAGCCCTGACCTTAATTGTACGGTAAATTGAGTCTTTGACCAATCTCCTTGATATATCCATCCAAGCCCTACGAAAGCATCAATTAAAGCAATTACATCGTCTTTAACCGTCTCAATATCTCTTGCTTTAAGTTTAGCAACTGCGTCCGTTACTTCCGTAACATCTTCAACAATATAGATACCTTTCCACTTAACACTTTCAAAATTCTGTTTCCAGTTATATAGTACATTCTGAGCTATCGAAATATTTTTCATCTGCCTGAAGAAATTAGATGCAGGCGGTATAGTTGTCGGTCTAAAAAAAGTATCAACATTTTGCATTGTAAGAACGCCATTTTTCGCGAGGGAAGTACAAAGACCGCCTTTAACTGCCAAATCCCTGTTGTCATAATCGTTCGTCCATCTGTCTGCACTTACGCCAGGCCATACGCCGTCAAGGATTTGATCTATCATTCCAACCTGCGGATAAGTACTGTGCAGAACTCCCATAGCCCCCAAAACCTGCGCCGCTATTTCCTGTGGATGGTTATAACTTCCTGGAGCTGGGAATTTACCGTTAGTTCTATCGCTTTCCCTGCGCAATTCCGCGAATGCCAAAGCCGCTGTTAATCCGGCGCTTCCTGCCGTGACGTCGCCTACTAATGACCTGAATGGTCTGGCTATTTCTTTTTTGTAATTTCCGACTAGATCATTACCGATTCCGTTATAAGTCGATATAGCGTTAAGAGTTGTTGTATCTGCCCCGTATCCATGTATAAGATTTGTGAAGAACTCTTCATTTTGACTATCCCCTGTACCCAGGGCATCAAGCGCATCCTGTATAT